TTAATGGCCGCAAATATGGCTTTTAGTTGGATGTTTTTTAATTCTTTCTTTGTCATAACCTTTATTTTTTATTTATTTATTATACGTCAATATACGAATGATGTTTTGCTTTGCCAAATTTCTCGCATGACGCTTACATGACGTTTTACTAATACCAACGATCTACCTGAATCACATATCCAAATCTCGGTATCTGATCAGGAGTTAAGTTGAAATATTTAACTGTTGCTGTTTTTCCGATTAGTTGGTGTTTTGTATTCCACATTTTTGTACATTCTTCCCAATTAAATTTAGGGCTAGCTTTAAAGCGTTTACCATCTCTATTTTCAAATACAAATGCTCCTACCATCCCACTTTTATTACCAATTCCCTCTTCAATATCTAAAATTGTATATTCTTCATCAATAAATGACTTGTGCTTTAAAAGCGATTTACTACGTTTATTCTCATATTTGCTATTTAAACGAACCATTTGTCCTTCATAGTTGTTAACAACATAGTTCTCATAATAAGCCATTAGTTCCGTTTCGTTATTAGCAATGCGGGTTTCAACTAATTTACAACATTTTGGTAAAATTAATTCAAGTAATATTTCATACCTATCAGAAAACACACCACTACAACTTGGTAAGTCATAAATGTGATATTCAATAGATTTAGCACTATCTTCTAAATCTTGTGGTGTTGGTTTTGTTTTCTTTACTAACGAACATATAGCATTAAAGTCGGTTGCAAATTTATCAGCGTATAACTCTCCATCAAATATGAGATTTGGATTAATTTCAAATAATGGTTTTAACGCTTCAAATATGTGTGGGGCTGAAATTATTGGTTTGCCTGTTCTTGACCACATTCCGTCTCGTTTCACCAAACAGCGAATACCATCTAGTTTCGGTTGACTATAAAGGGGATATTTAATTTTGTGCTTTTCCTTATTGAAATCATGAGCGAGCATAGGCTCAAAAAATGTCTCATTATCTATATCGGAAACATTTTCGAATGAACCGCTTTCCATTTTCTTTCGATGAATTGCTGTGGCTTCTTTTATTGCTTGCTCTTCAGCAGTACAATACGTTTTGGCATTACATACTGTTGGAAGAGATGTAGTTTTAACTCCATCTGAAAATCCGGTTACAGTATAATACTTGTTTCCTTCAATGTGAATTGTGAATGTATTTATCTTGCCGTTTACCGACCTAGAATACAGTGTTGATAATTTCATAACCTTTATTTTTTAATTATACATCAATATACGAACGTTATTTGGATTTGCCAAATTTTTCGTATGACTCAGCTATGAGGTCTCGTATTATAAAAATCTACTAGCCATTTTCTCCAAAATCTGCTCCTCTTCTACAGTTAACACCATTCGATTATATGGATTAGCTAATTTCATAATAGATTTACCCAAATCATCATAATGGTTCCCAGTAATCATCTCAGTTGTAATCAACTTTCTTTCTGTTAATTCTTCAATTAGTTCATCTATGTCATCATCACTGCAACTATCTAAGTAATCTGATGGATCGATTTCGATTTCTACCTCTATGTCTTGGTATTCTGTAAAACTTGGCATTTTTATTAATTTTATTTTGTAAATGTAGCGAATATTGTTCCACCTTGTTGTAAAAAAGTGACATTGGGGTATAATTTTGAAATATATATTCTATATAATCTATCTCTTGCAATACCAGCATCATTCCCTTTGGATTTAGCTATATATCTAATTCCTTTAATTCCTCCTTTATCTACTATGCTTTTTATAATATCGACAATAGTAGCCATCACACTAAAAACCTCTCCTTTATTTACTTCATCATAACTACCATCAGCTACAAAATCAACATCTAAATATTTCCCAATATTACGGATTTGAACACCATATTCAATACCCGAATCGGTTTTAAATTCATATTCAGATTCCCCATCTGGTTCATCAATATATCCATTATTATAAACTAATTTCCAATCATACTTTTTGGATGTAGCATCTCCTATTTCATTTAGGATATCTATTAATTTCACCATATCATTTTATAATAAATATTAATAAATTATTTTAGTGAAAGAAAGAACGCTAATTTGTATCCAACAAATGCTCCTAATGCAGCGGCAGCTGGAAATATCATATACTTCCCTACTCGGGTTTCATACTTGTCTCTATTAATAACTATACTCACAAACATATAATATATTAGAAAATTAATCAACACTGCAATATCATATTTCATAATTACAAACACAGTGATTGTATTAGCAATAAACCCATACATGAAATTAACAGCTGACTCCTTTACTAACTCACCAACACTAGTATTAGCATCTAGGAAATTGAATTTTCTATTTAACATTATATTCCGTATTTTGCTGGTCTATCCTCTACATAGAACTTAGGACCTAAATTTGATCCTACTATCTTGCTGCTTAAGTATTGTTTTTTAATTTCATCCTGAATATCGTTGAATGATTGTGGATCTTTCTCGTAGTAGTCTGTGAACATAACGTACAACCCTTTATCAGTATCAAGTATATTAAATTCATGATCATCATATACTCCAGGAGTTATAATAAGATAGTAATTTGGTTTGTCTTCAATTTTTAACATATTATTTATTTTTGTAGTCAGGGCCGGACTCGAACCGGATAAACAACCTTTCATCTTCTCACATCCAAGAAATTATGGACCGTGGTGACTTCTGGACTTGGGACCTTCCCTCATTACATCCACCTGACTATTTGCTCGTCTTTCCGAGCCGTCGACTTACATTCTTGGTAGCGGCACCTTTACACGGCCGTAAGTTCTACTTGTGATGGTAGTCAGGTTAGGAATCGAACCCATTCTCTTTCTATTACTAGACCGCGTATGCCAACACGCCACCTGACTATTTGTTCTTATTCTAATACCCTTTTATTTCGAGCTAACCTGCTTATCTATCAGGGAATAATGGGAATTTACCACTACTTTGAATAATACGAGTTTTTCAAGGGTACAGGTTATTAATTTCTAATTACAGAACTCTTCAGCTACTTCCCAAAGTTTCTCATTTAAAACTATATCTTGTTTAAAGTTTTTAATTTTACGGGCTTTTCTATTCTTACCACCTGCATTGTAATTAAACATACCGTGTACCAATTTCTCTTGAACTACATTAAATACACTCCATAAATCTGTTCCACGATCTTCGGGACGTGTTGGTATTAGTAAATCATCCCAATCAATTTTTACATTTTCAATTTCTTCCTCAGTGAAACGACAACTAACAGCACGTTTAGCAAACTCAATAGCTTGTTCTTTCTCAAGCTCAACCCCCTTAAATCTATTCATTGATTCAACTGTTAATGGCAATGCTTCCACAATGTTCTTAATAGTTTCTTGCAACGTTTCGAAATTATAACCATAGTGACGAATTTTTAAATTCTCAAATTCTTGAGTAGAAACTACTAAACCATTCTCGCAAATCATTCGGAACATTCCAGCAGTAAACGTAAATGCATTCTTTCCATCATGGGAATTTGTTAATAGGATTTGTGGATATACAACATCTCCATCATTACCTGTAACCATGATATCATTGTTTCTAAATACAACTAAGTGTTTTTGAAAACCTACTTGTTTACGAGCTTTCACTTCTTTAGCATCCACTACACCCCATCCCAAAGTTTTCATATCTTGAATAACTCTATCAGTTGAAATGTGGATATATTTTTCAGATGTACTATCCGAACCCTTTTTAGTAAAAATTGAAGGTGCTAATTGCTTCAATTCGTCTTGTGTCTTAAATTGACCGTTGTTGATGTCTAACATTTTTTATAATTTTTATTGTTAATAATTTTTCCTGCACAGTAAATATAATATAGGTTTCCTGGGAAGCCAAACTTCCCTACAAATACTCTTCTAAATCGTAAAATGATACGTCTTGATAATGTCCTACTTCAGCTACATTTGGGTCGCTTTTGTATTTTTCCATTAATTCATTAAACTCTTCTTCACTGTGAGTTGGAATATCCCATTCCTCACCACTGTTGAATTTTTTAACAATTCTTGCCATATCATAATGGTCAATTCTACCTGTTCTACATGCTGCGTCGTAGCTCGCTTTTGTTTTAAATGTAAATTTCATATTTTAATTTTTTTATTTTTATTATACGTCAATATACGAATGGTGTTTCGATTTGCCAACCCTTTCGTATGACGTGGATGTGACGTCTTATATATTGCCCTGCAATATTGCGATTATCCATAATGCGGCGATTGAACCACCGATTATTGACATTACTAATAACGAACCTGCGATAATTTTTAATGTATTTTTCATAACCTTTATTTTTCTTGTGCAATCAATATACGAATGGAATTTCGATTTGCCAACCCTTTCGTATGACGCTTACATGACGCCTTGCATTAACGTTTAGCCGATATGGTATTAATGGCTTTTATAATATTATCACACCCTTCGTAATCTTCATATTTTTCGTAAATTTTCAAATTTACTTGAAGAGTGTTTAACATATTTTTTCTATCTAAAGTAATATCATATATTTCTCCATTGTCGTTTATCTCTATTTCCAATATTGGGATAAATCGTTTTTTGGTGTGGAGATTTTCTAGAATTTTATTAACAATTGATTTTGATATATCATAGTTCTGATGTTTCATCATTTCTTCCCATTCCTCTAAAGTATTGACTTTGACTTTGTAAACACTCATTAGAATAAATTTAGGATGTTAGGGTCGATTTGTTTTTCTTTTAATTTCTGATTTATCTCGTCTTGTTTTAGGAGTTGGGTTGCTAGTCTTTCTAGGTGTTTTCGTTTTTGGGATGAATAGTCGGAGACGATTTTGTCATGTTTTTTATGCTTAGCCATCTGTTTTATAATAAATATTACGTTCTAGAAATAAATTCATCACCTTCTTCGGGTTTATCATCCATTAATCCTAATTCTCTTAATTTTTGTAAGTTATATTCATCTAATTCCAGATCAACATGTTCCGAAGTTTTGAATGTTACGTCTAAATTATCTTCTAATGCCGATAAGTCTTTAGTGTTGAATAAATCAGTAACATAAAGAAAGTAACAATTGTAACATAACAGTTCCAAGTTATCTACTCCAAAATTTCGTTTATTTTTATCCTTAAAATGTAATACTAATGGTATTTTGTAATCTATTACTCTGTATTCATGAAAACCACACCTATAACATTCATCTTTTAAAATACCATCATTAATTAATCTAGCTTTTATTCTTTTAGCAGTATAATGGGATGGGTCTATTCTTCCTTCCATTAAATCAACCATAGTTAATGCTTCTTTAAAGTGTGGATACTTGTTGGGATCAGTAACAAACTTCTTAATGCCTTTACCTGATGGGTTTGAATGCACATCTAAGAGAGATTTACCTTCCTCGTTCTTATATAGTAATGCAAATTTTCTATAATGTTGATATGATACTCCTAAATACCGGGCAGCTGCTTTATTTGATTTAGTATGTCTCATTGCCCGTAGGCAATCCTCTTTAGTTATGTGTTTTACTCTCATTATTCTTCCTCCTCATCATCATCTTCCTCACCTTCATCATCTTCTAACTCAATAACTTCCAGGTCATCTACTTTAACAGTATTATTTACAATTTCCTGAATTAAGAACCAAAATTTCTCAGTTGAGGTAATGTCTATTTCTTTACCACTTTTTGAGTTATATAATTTAGCATAATCATTTTCACCACCAAAAATATTTTTCCTCTCATAAACATACCATAATATTAAATCAGATAGTCTTGAGTTTTTAAAATATAACATAACAAAAGCATCAATTATTTCATATAAACTTTCGTCATAACCTTGAAGATCAATTTGGTATAGTTCGTAAATGTATTGTTGTTTCTCCCAAGACGCGATCCACGATTCTAAAATACCACAAAATGTTTCTTTATCACTGTCTATGGTGTGTTCTTCTAAAGTGATTTGGGCCCCAATTATTTGTTGGAGTAGTTCTTGGATATTCTTTTTAGGATCCATTATCGTATTTTAATTACAGAGTATAATGATTTAAAAATATCAATAGTTAAATTCTTTATTCGAGCGAATAATTCAGTAGCATCATTTTTACTTGTGCTTTTGGTTTTGTTGATAATTTCTTGTTTATTATCATTTTTGGAAAAAAATCCATATTCTTCTTTCATATCTTTTTTATTAATTGAGTTAAATAAATACACTTATCATAATTTTCCTCTTTCTCATATTTTTTCAAAACATTATTAATAGCTGGCTCAAATTGATCTCTATTAATAGTGATTTTAAATTTATGATTGGATATGTTAATTATGTGTGCTTCTGTTTTGTTAGTTTCAATAGCTTCTTCTATTGCTTCTAAGGTTTCACCTAATATAAAATTTGAAAATACATCTGAAGTATATAATTCATTCAAATCAGTTTCATTATTATAGTTAATGACTAACTCCTTTGGTTTTCTTACTTTTACCTCTCCCATAATATTGGTTTATTATAAATATTTAAGGCTATAACTATTTTTTCCAAAAACTATAAATTCCTTTTTCCAATTCATAATCTTCCCAAATAAATCTCTCTCGTTTAGGTTGAAGTTGAGCCCACTCCCACATTTTAATCAATCCATCCTTTAAATCCGTTTTATGTTCAAATCCTAATATATCGATTGATTTTTGATAAGTTGGAATTGCTGTATGTACTTCATGTCTTCCTTCTAAATGTATTTTTTCACCACCCCCAACCACTTCAATTAAGGTATCGGCAGCTTCACTAATACTATATTCATGAATTCCTCCTAAATTTATAATTTGTTTAGAAGCCTCAGGTTTAACTGCAGCATTCCAAAGTGGCTCTAATGAATCATCAATATAACTAAATGCTCTTTTTTGTGTTCCATCCCCAAAAATTGTAATAGGCTGACCATTCATGTGATAGTACATCCAAATTCCTAAAACATTTCTATATTTATCCCAAATATTTTGATTAGCACCAAATACGTTGTGTGGTCTAATTATACAGTAATCTAAACCATGTTGGGAATTTGCAATCTCAATATCCATTTCACAAGCAGATTTAGCTACTCCGTAAGGATCTATAGGATTACGTTTCATATTTTCATGGAATATACCTCCTTCACCATGCCCATAAACGGCCATAGTAGAAGTGAATACTAAACGTTTAACATCGTTCTTAATACATTCATTAACTATGGCGGCAGTTGCTCTTAAGTTGTTATCATAATTGTATGTTCTGATAAATGGAGATAATCCTTCGGCAGCATAAGCTGCAAAATGAAATACGTAATCAGGTTTATAATAATTAAAAATGGAATTTAGTTGTTGGGTCTGTTTAACTAAATTTAAATTGCTAAATAATACGTTTTTTGGAATATTTTCTTCATATCCTCCACTCAAATCATCTATTCCTATTACTTGGTAATCAGGTTGGTTTTTTATAATCCAATCTGCTAATCTACTTCCTAATAATCCTGCTACTCCTGTTATTAAAACTGTTTTTTTCATATTAAAATTGTATTCCTTTAATTAAATTACTTTTTGGTCTGTGGCTATTATTTTCAAATAGTTGTGGAGGTGTTCCCCATTTATAATAAAATGTTTGGGCCGCTAAATCCTCTGTAGCTCTGAACTTCGTCCCTTCTTTTCCGTTTTTAGTAGATGCGCTACCAAAATGATAAAAATGAATGTTATATGTTTTATAAAATTCAACATTATTAAGATCTAACTTTAAAAAGAAATCCCAATCACAAATAAAAGGTGATTGATATAAAACATCAAATCCACCAACAATCATGTAGTTTTTCTTACTAATAACAAACGGAAATATACCACCATTTTTAGTGAGTTTATTTTGTCTGATTGTTGGTTCATAGTTTATGAATTCATCATATTTAAAATCAATTGGTTTTTTGCCAAAATCTTTGATATGGAATCCAAATATACTAGGTCCTGTAGGTTCGATTTGTTCTATAGTCATGACTTTGTTTAGATCAAAATCTTGTTCTATAACAACATCCCAATCTTTGCATAAAACATTATCATCATTAATGATACAAATAATTTCATTAGAAGCATTCATAACTGCTAAATTTAGAGCGGTTTGCATTCCCTGATTTTCTTCTAAATCCAAAACAACGATTTCGTCTTTGTATTTATTTAATATTTCATGACTTTCACTAGCAAAACCATCAACTGCTACGATGATTTCGTTTTTATTTACTTGATTTTCAATCGCTGATTTCAGACATAAATCTAAATAGTCTGGGTTTCTGTAGGTAGGTATTATTAAGCTGATTGCCATTTGTTATATTGTTTTTAATTCGTTTATTTGAGCCCAATCTATAGTGGGGGATAATAATCCTTCCATACAATGAGTAGACAATCCAGGAATTGGAGTTAAAACCGATCTATCTCTATTTTCAGTAAGATATAAAAAAGTATTATGGTCTCCAACAGTAGTTGACCATACATCATAATCTTGATCAAAGGCATCTCGATTAATGATAAAACTACCACAAGTGCTAGGAGTAGTTCTCCAATGATGAGACGATGTTGTAACTATTCTAGATACTAAATCATCATACATAGGTAAAAAATATTTATCATTATGATCATATAGAGATACATAATTTAAATTAGAAAATGTAGAATATAGTTCAATTAATTTATCTACCCAACCATCAATATGTAAATAATCATTTTCTAAAAAATAAATTAGTTCATTGGGTTCCATAGATTGCTTTTTAATATATTCTAAAAGAGCTCTATATGAAAGTAAACTTGATTGGTAATTAGTAGAAAATAAAGTAAATTTATCTTGATAATTTTGGGTAAAATCTTGATTTATATTTCCGTCTAAAGCTAGAGTTAAATTTATATTATCATATTTTTCTATAGTATGAAGTAAATTTTTAAAGCAATTTTCATAATTAAACCAATAAGGTCTATCTCTCCCAATATTATTAGTCACAGCATGACGGTAAAAAATGTTTATTTTCATATCGATTATTTTTTACAAATTAACATAATACTAGAACACAAATCTGGATATTGTTGTCCTAACTGATAGCAACCATCTAGATATTCTTTACTGATAATATCAGTATTAAGTAATTTATCCCACTGAAAATTAGCTAGTGCTTTAAAAAATATTCCAGAACGATAAATAACATTCAATCCTCCTTCTTTGGCATCTCTTTCTAAGGTATCTAAACTATAAGTAATTCTATGACCATGTTTTATTTCAGATGGAGTAATAGCGGAATTGTGAGAAATAAGCTTCATTTTAACAGCTATTTGTCTTGAAGGAGCATTTGCATTTGGACAAACTAAAAATAATTTACCATCTTTAGATAACCATTCGTTTTTAATTCTTGATAATAATCCTATAGGATCATCAATGTGTTCTAAAACATGAGTTAAAATAATATTATCATATTTTTTAGGTAATTCTACATTTTCAAATAATGAATTAAAATATGTAATATTATAATCTAATTTTTGTTTACATATTTCAATAGCTTCATCTGAGGCTTCTACGCAAGTAATATCATCAAAATGTGGAATAAGACGTTTAGTAAAATCTCCCTTAAAACTACCTAATTCAAGACAATTACCTTTAACAAAATGATTTTTAAATGATTCTATCATATAATGATGCATTATATCAAAATCAAAATTATATGCATATTTATGCTTTAAAGTGTCTTTATATTCTTGGTTGTAGTCTCTTTTATTTAGTTCCTGTTTTAATATCATTTTATCTTTTTTTATTTTATATGTAATAAATCCGTGTTTAATATATAATTTAATTGCTTTTTTATTTTCTATAAATACTTCTAAAAATATATTTAAATAATCTTTATTTTTAAAAAATTCATAACATTGATTTAATAACTCAGTTGCTATACCTTGTTTAGAATAGTTAGGATCTACACTAACATTAGTAATCCACCCCAATTTCTCTACAGGATTATTATAAGCTGCTACTAAACCAATTAATTTATCATCATCAAATTTATAAAATAAAATGGCTTGTTCAAATATTTTTTTAGAATAATCTTCAATATTTACATAACTATCTAAACTTGGTGCAAAAGCATCAGAACATATTAATAAATGATTTTTGATCTGTTCTAATGTCATATCTATTTTTCTAATATTGCTAATCCAAAACCATATTTTCCAAAATCATTCCCATTATATAACATATAATAATTACCATTTAATTCAAATATATGAGGGTAATGATGCATAGTACTATCCCACCCTTCGCTTGAATAAGATATTCCAGCACTTTTATCATCTCTAGTCCATTTAATTAAATCATCAGAATATGCATATCCTATTTTATATCCTCGACCTATTTGGGTTCTAAATTCTAATCCTTCTCTGTAGGCGAAATACATATGGTATTTATTATCTTTAAAAAACACATCCGGACCGGCCTGACATTCATTCTCCCCCAAAACATCAGGAATTACATTTTTATTTAAACGATTCCATTTTATTCCATCATTTGAAATAGCCATTTTATTTTTATAAATTATTTCTGGTTTATCATCATTCATTATCCATTTGGTTCCTGCTAAATAAAACATATACCATATATTATTATATTTTCTTACTTTAGGGCCACTTAAAACAAACGGTTCATTTACATCTGCAGATAATATTGGTCCTTGACCTATGCGTTCAAATGTCTCACCCATATCATTACTAATAGCTAAGCCAATAGAAGTATTAAAAGGCACTGATTGACATCTACTCCATCCTGCATAATATAATAATACTTTGTCTTCATGGATAATATTACAAGAGGGGTATATAGCAAACTCATCAAATGTTCCTAATTCTCCTAAAGACATTACAGGTTTATCTGATACTCTAATTATCTTTGTTAAGTCATTTTTATCTAATTCTAGAAATGTAGTATATGATTTAGCGAAGCCATTTTTATCATTTTCGGGTCTACAAGAAAAATAAACTCTAACTACTTTATCTAAAACTAGAGTATGAGTACATTGTGAATGAGTTTTCATCCATGATCTAGTAATCCCATCATTCCATTTAGTTGGATCAAAAATATGACCTAATTTTTTCCATTTCATATTAATGTGTATGAATTTATATATTCTTTAATTATTTCCGGGGAGTTAAACATCAATACATCAATGATAGATAACCAAGGAATAAACTTATTATTAAACTGCTTATATGTTATAGGATTAGATTTTATAAAATTTAATTCTAATCCACATTGTTTAAATCTATCTTTATCATATAAACCCACACCCCCGATTGCATTTATATATGTTGTAGCCTCTCTTTTTTTACATAATGCTATTACTTTTTGCTCTGATTTTAGTGTATGATCTATTTCAATATCGGATGACTTGATAATCGGTGTAGTAATACTAAGATGGTTATTTATATTCTGTAGGATATTATATATGAACCCAAATAAATTGCACTCAGTAATAAATAAACATTGTTTAATTAAATCATATGTTTGTTCAAAAAATGGGGCTCTATAGTAAGAAGTTTTAATTAAATTTAAAATTTTTTGTCTATCACTCTCCCAAGAATTTGATAATTCTCTATACATTATGTCTAAATAATCAGAATCTTTTTTTATTGATAATGTTACCAACTTATCAGTTCCATTTACTAATATGCGGTTTCTATTAATCCATCCTTTTTTTGTATATTGGATATTATCATATATTATAAATTCATCAACTGATTTAATTAGTTGAAAATACCCAATATATGGGAAAAAGTAAGGTTGCATTATTGCTACTTTCTTATTCACCACCTTGAGTATAAATTTTAAATTTAGACAAATCAGGATATGGCATTTCTACATCAGGATTTTGTTTTGGTGTTTCTCCATCATAAAATTGCCCCATTAACAATAAACCGCGAGCCGCTAATTCAGGCATCATATAGAAATTCCACCCTAACATATCAAAATGATCATCATGATATGAACATTCTCTTCTACCTGAATATCTTGCTCTTCTAAACCATAGATATGCTTCATGACTATCAGTTAATATGGCTCCTCCCTTACTTAATTTAAAATGTTTATATGGGCCAGTAAATGAGACACACATATGAGTTTCCGGTTTATACATTCCAGTAGTAAAACTTAATGCAGAATCCCAAACGTTACTTCCTTCCAAATTATAAGATCCTTTAATTGTTTTTCCTTTAACTTTTTTAAAGTCTACTTTTAGACCAGCATGTATTATTTCGCATGGTACTGAAGGATATGTTCTATTTGGAATAGTGATTGTATCAGTTTTGATACTTTTATTTACATGATTTTCGTAATATAATGATAAGAATAAACCATTACTTTGATTATCAACAGTCACTACATAAGGAGCTCCTGTATACTCAGCTAATCGTCTTTCGAATTCATTTGTTATATCATAAACATTTTTCATAGTTTTATTTTATTTTATTAATATAATATATTTATTTTAGATCTCCAAATTTACTTATTCTTTTCTGAGCGTAATGTGGGATTGATTGTTCAAAGCTAGTTATCTGATTTTGTTGGTGAGCTTTTAGGTGGAGTTTAATACTATCTTTATAGTAGGAATATAAGTTATTATCTTTAAAATTCCCACAGTATGATAATCTAGATACAGTTTGACCATCTAAAACATATTGTTGATAATCTCCCCCACTTTGTTTAAAACAATCACTAACAAACATTGAATATAAGTCCCATCCACCTTTTCCTTTCCATTCCTTTTCAATAGGTACTAATTCTTCACAATATGATTTACTACATAAATCAAACCATCCAGCGTATTTGGATTTTTGAATTGGTTGTAATAACACTTCTTGGGTAGAATTATTTTGATTATTAATTATATCAAACATATCTTGTTTATTCCATTCACTATATGGTATATTCATATAAGTCGGATTTACTAACGGATCCCAAGTACTATCCCACAATTTTGGGATTTGAGGAGTAATAACAAAATATTTATTTTTTATCTGCTTAGCCCCCTCAATCATATAATATAATAAACGTTCATCAAATATCATATCCGGACATACCCCTATGTAAGCATCTATTTCAGGTGATATAGATTCTCTTTCAAAATCAAGATGACCATACAGTTGATCTCCATCATATATTTTTTGTATATATTTAAGTCCATTAGGTAATAAACTTTTTAAACTTTTATATTTTTTTATGAAAAAATCTTTAGATATTTTAGATTCTTCCCAATTGATGATGTAACTAGAAACATTCAAACATGATTCAAATATTATTTTATCTTCATCACTAATATGATATAAAGACTTAGCTAGTTGACTATATAATAATATAGTATTATCTAATTCCCATGGCATTAAGTGTAATTTAATTTTAATATTCATAGTTTGGGTATTGTTCTAAATATTTATTTAATATTTTAACTTCTAATTCTTTATCAATATATGGTTCATAATAAGGATGAGTATATATCATTTCTAATACCGACTTTAATCTATATTGAAGCATTTCTTCTTCGTCAATATTAGGATTTGAATCTATAAGAGATATTTTATCTTTCCAAAATAAAGGAATCTCATTTAAGGTAAATTTATAATCAGTCCCTGATTTATCATAAGCATAATAGTTTGGGTTTTTGGGGTTAACATTAACCCATCCTTCTAAATAATCATCATATCCATATCTAATCTTAATATCATTCTCAAAAAAACCAGGAGGTATATTAATAGCAGGACATTGATTATTTGTTATATATTGATGATAATATCCATCGAAATGTCTAAATATTTCCTTATATGGAGTAATTAAAACTTGTTTAATTAATGGACTTTTAATTAAGTCTTTTATTCCAGCTAACCCAATTACTCCTGTTCCTTCAGTTCTAGCTAATTCTAATTTTCCGGACTTAAATAACTCGGGTGGACATTGAAGTTGAGACCAATCTCCTTCTAAAAACCAATTTTTGTAAATTTCTTTAGTTATAATAATTAAACTATCAAAAACTTGAGCGGTTCTAAAAATATGGTTATCATTTAATTTATAATCTGAGGTAAATTGAGAAGGATAAGTTTCACCTTTAAATAAATCTATATAACATCCTTTAGCAGTCCTAATAGCTTCAGGAAAATGAGATGTTGAAATAGTTAAATTTTCTCCGTATTTTTCTCTTAATTTAACTAATTCTTCTAAATAAGATGTTGAACTATCCAAGAAAATATGATCATGATTACCTTGATAGAAAATAACATCATCATTAATTAGATCATATGTTTTAATCCAATCTTGCTGGTGTACGTTTCTTATATTTGAATAGAATAGCTCTTTATCTTTAAAGATTTGAGTACAGAATTCTTTTAATTCTTGTTGTTTATCTAATGAAATATAATCAGGATCCAACTCTAGATTTAATATTACTCGTTTCCAAGGATAAGCAACAGCATAGCTTGCTAAACTATACTTTAAAATATCTAGTTTATTAGGAGTATCTAAATTACCTCTATCATATGTTACTCCCAATCTCTCCCATTGACCTCCAGTAGATGATTTATTTGTTACAAATATATTAAATAATAGTACCATTTTATAATTTTTTATAATTTTTTATATAGTCTGAGCAGATACCTATGCATAGTGAAATATTGTCTTTATTTATTTCAGGCATAACTGCAATACTTCCTAAAATTGGTTGTTTACCTGGATATGCCCAAATTTGATTTTTTGATGTTAATGTTAGTGTATCTTCTTCATGCCAAAAATAATGTAAAGTTGTGCTACGAATCCAATTTAATAGTTCTATATTTTTACAATGAACCCATAATTTATTAATTCTTTCTGTCAACCATTCATCATCTACTTCGTATTGTGGTACATCATGCCCTAAATATGTTTTACCATCTATCCACCACATATCAATTTCAACATCATAACCTAAATTAATTGCTTCATCTATATAACTTGGGTGATTTTCTTTTTCTACAATTTTCCCATTAATATTTCCTCTATGTGATATTAGTATCATTTTTTAATATATGCTGTTGGACACATGTAATTTAAAGATTTAATCTCTAAATTGTATTCATTAATAAATCTATCTACTCCTTTAGATTCACTCCATTTGTGATATCCATATTCATCAAATACAATGATTCCTCCTTTTGTAATATTATCCCATAAATTTACTAACGTATTGTAAGTAGGGAGTTCTAAATCTAGATCCATATACATTAATGAAATCTTAAATCCTGGATTTTCTTGAGAAAACTTTTTACTAGTATCTGATATGTCTCCTTCTATTAGCTGAAATTCGGATTCTAAGAAACCGTGGGATAATAATTGATTATTAAAAATTTCTTTAAATGATTTATCATGAATAAAATTTCTCTCATCAAACAACACTTCCATTGCTTCTTTATCTAAGTTATTATCAATAGAATGTATTAATTCTTCTGTATTAAAAAAATCAAACCCTATTACCTTCTTAGAAGTATTGGGGTTGAATATATTTTTTAATTTTAAAAAAGTATATAATCCTGTTCCTTTAAACACCCCACATTCTACTATATCACCAGGAATATCTTTTACTTCATTATATAGTAGAGCCCTTGATATTAATTTATTAAAAACTCTTCTATCATTACTTAGTAGAAAAGAATTAAAACTATCAAAAATTAATTGTGGAGTATGAGTTATCTCTAAATTGTTTATATTTATCATAATTTGTAATTTTCTAGGTAATATTTTAAATCTTCAGGAGTTCCTAACCCCCACATCCCTTTTACGTTAAAGGTTCTTATCTCCTTATTATCTTGTATTGCTTGATTAAATACGGGACATACATAGTATTCATTATTTACACGAATGTCTTTGCTAATCATATTCTCAGCATACTTAGTGAAATCAGAACCATGTTTCCAATAATAGTATCCTACAGTTGCAATATCTGAAATTGGGTTTTTCTCTGCTACTTCCTCTACTAGACCTGTGGTTTCATTTACTTTAGCAAAAGACCATTTAGGGTGAGTAGCTGTAAATGTAACAATTCCTCCATCAGCATTCGTCTCTTGCATTTTATACATAAATTCATTAGAATCCCACTCTACAAATTGATCTGAGTTGGCAAATAATAATGGGTTGTTATTATTGATAAATTCTTTAGCTAATAACGCCGTACAAGCCGCTCCTTCAGTTAATCCATCTACTTCGACGATTTTGCAATTAGGAGTAATTAAGTTGAGTAAAGTGTTTAAATTGTATTTTTCTCGGTGTTTTTTCTGTACAATGTAAATATAGTTGGCATCAATATTAAGATTTTCGACAACTACTTGGATCATTGGTTTGTTTCTAACCTCAATTAATGGTTTAGGGAATGTATAACCAGCCTGTTCGAATCTAGAACCAGCTCCAGCCATTGGTATTAACACATTTAGTTTATCATCTTTCCACTTAGGAATAATATTCATTTTTTCTTTATTTAAGTGTTTGTAGATGTTAGGATACGAAACTTCTTTTGGAGAACCAACTCTCATAACATTAGCTTTACTTCTACTTGCAGCTAATAATCCAAAAGGAGAATCTTCAACTATTAAAGTTTCTTCAGGTAATACTCCCATTTTACTCATAGTATCCCAATACATTTCAGGATGGGGTTTACTATTCTTTATATCCTCATTCGATGTAATTAAATCAAAACGATCAATAATATCAAATTTAGATAATACTGTTAATACTGTTTTGCGAATACTATTAGAACATACTGCTAATTTATAACCGTGTGCAATAAGCATGTCCATACAAGTTTGTAACTGATAGTTAGGCTTTAGATTAGATAAGGCAGCTAATGTGTATTTTTGTTTATCCTCCCAGATACGTTTATGTTCTTCAACCGGTAAGCCTTTATATTTTGTTAGCATGTCTAGTTTTTGATTAGTCTTTAGACCATCATATATCGATAAATGCTCATTCCACTCTATGGCATATTTTTCTCCTAACGCTTTATTAAGAGTTTCAAAATGTATATTTTTAGCTTCAACTAAAACTCCATCCAAATCGAATATAATTAGCTTAATATTCATTTTTCAATTTATTATAAACGTTTTTAATACCCTGTTTTAAACCTATATAATTTAAACCATATGGTGCGTTTAGCTTTGATTCATAATCTTTACTTACTTGTGTATCCATATAAATTGGTACTTTATGATCATCTAATTCGTTTATTATATTTGCTATATCTAATAATGAAGTAGATGTAATGTAAGAGCAATTGCTTTCGGTAATTAAAGATCCGCTATTAGATGTTATATAATGATTAATTAGCATAATTAGATCGTCCATATAAAAAAATGACATTCGTTTATTTTGAATCATCATTGGTTCATTATTTATATATCTTTTTATATTAGCTTTAATAAATCTAGTATCTAGTTCATTTTCATCAAAAACACCAAAAATTCTTATATTGTAAAAATTACTTTTATTTAAAATAGATTCTTTAATAACATGTTTGCTTAAACCATAAGGTGTATCTTTCATCAATAATTCAGCACCTGATCCTAGACTTATGAACTTTCCATAATTTCCTTTATTCATCAAAAGATTATAGTACATTATTAAATTATCATCTAATACATGTTCATCATCTTGTTTTAACCTACTACCACCTACTATTGCAGTATGTATAAGTACATCAAAGTATTTTTTATCAAAGAATGAATTAGTCGCTCTACTATTAGTTAAATCAAAATCATTTCTTGTAATTAAGGTAATATCGTGTTTATCCTTTAACTTGTTGTAAATACTTTTGGCTATATAACCATTTCCGCCTGTTATTAAGATTCTCATAAGTGTTTTTTAATATATGAAGTCATGCCTCTATGAGTATTTTCCACATCATTAATGTCTTGAACAACAGTAAATGATAGGTAATATATCTCAAATAATTGTTTAATAATAGATAATTTTCTAGGAATACCACCTGTTAAAACAATATTAGTACAACCACTGTCTAATATATATTCTCTATATTGCTCTACAAAATTTTTTAATATAGATCCCAACAGATTTGTAATATTAAAATTTCCCTCAGTAATTCCTAATATCTGTCCCCCTGAAGGATTTTTATGGTATTTAATTGCTTGTGGGAATGTATTCAAATCAACAACTAAACTACTATTTTCAACATCGTCTATTGTTATTGTTTTTAACATATTAAACATATCTAGCCCTAATGATTTGAAAAATTCATTAAAAGTTAAAAATGCTCTACCAGCAGGGATAAAGCTACTTTTACCGTTTTGAGTAATAACTTGGGAACCTGTCCCCATATTAACAACAACATCGTTTTCACCTATAACTAATGATTCAATAACACATAAAGTATCAGCTAAAGCGCTATATACCGGAATATTATTTATGTAACCTAATACTTTTAAACCAGTTTCATATGGTCCAGATTTGGTTGTTTCTTGATGATGTTCGTGAATATGAAATGAATCTGTGTCAGAAAATAATCCACTTACAAGGCAATAATTTTTAGTTAATTGTTCTCCCTTCCAGGAATGGTAAGTATCACCTTCATAGTAACCACCAAGTATACTGCATATCAATACCCCATCAATATTACTTGAAATTAATCTTTGTAAAATTGATAATAATTCTTGTTTAGTTATTTCATTTTGGGTTTGAAATGGGGAAACAATATTACAAGCATCGCTGTATGTGTCTGTATCCTTATTATAGATTATACTCTTAATAAAGGATGCTCCAAAATCAATTAGTAAATATTTCATAAATCTTTTTATATAATTCTTCATCAATAACTTGATCAACAAATATAGTTTTACCTGGTTCAGGGACTACTACTAATGATATAATACCATTAGTTACTTTTTTATCTGTTTTTAAACCTGATATTAATTTATCGATGTCTATATTTTTAATTTTTTCTAAGCTAGTATATTTTGATACTATGTTGCTTATAGCCTCTGATTTAGTAAATAATTGATTTATAATTTCAATTCCTAACATTACAGCCTCACCATGAGGAATCTTATAATTTACAAGTGGTTCTATTACATGACCAAATGAGTGTCCGTAGTTAAGTGATTTTCTTTCTAATATCTCAAACTCATCAGCATCAACAACTGCTTTCTTAATTGATAATGAATGATAAATTGCTGTATCAAAATCAAACTTATCAATATTATCTACATAATACTGGCCACCTACTAAATATAATTTAATAATTTCACCATAACCTGAAATTATGTCTTCTGGTTTTAGTGTTTTTAAAAAATTAGTATCTATAATTACCTTTTGAGGGGCTGAAAATAGTGCTAATTGATTTTTATATTGTTTAAAATTAAGAGCAGTTTTACCACCAATACAACTATCACATTGTGATAATAATGTTGTTGGATAATATACCCAATTAATTCCCCTTTTAAATATTTTTGCTGTAAATGCTCCTAGATCTTGTATAATACCACCCCCAATAACAACTAAGGTACAGCCTTTATCAAAATTAAATCTTAATAATTTCTCACAAATATAAAGTACAGTTTCTATTGATTTATCTAATTCAGTAGCCTCTATTACAATCATTTTAGAATGTTGTACATTGTATAATGATTGAACATTTTTATCTACTAATACAACCTGATTATCAGTAAATATATTTGTAAATTTTTCAAATGTTACTTGATAATCTTTTGGATGTGATTTGATTAAAATGTTGTTCTTAATTTCTGTTGAAATTGTAAACGGTGTATTTTGTATTGTAAATGTATTCATTATATTCCTTTTAAACTAGCACCACCATCAACTAATATATTTTGACCCGTGATTGCTCTATTATTTTTAATTAAATATACACACAAATTAGCAATTTCCCAAGCATCTGTTAATCCAAGGGGTATGTTTTTTTCTAAATAATTAAGTCGATCACTAGAATTATTTTTTCTAGTCATTTCAGTATCTACAAATCCTGGAGAAACCATATTCACTTTAATACCTTCTGATGATTTTTCTAATGCTAATGTTTTTACAGCACCATACATAGCGTGTTTAGACATAGCATATTGGATACGATTTTCTTTAGTATTAGTAGCATATAGAGAACCAATAGCAATAATATTACTTCCTGGAGTGAACTTAAGTTGCCCACACAATTTTATAAAGCTAAATGTGTTTATGTTAAATAAATTAGTAAATTCTTCTGAGGTTACATCGCTGTGTCTCTTTATATTATTAACACCCGCGCAGTGGATAAAGCCTTCTACTTTGTAGTTAACTTTAAAATTACTATTTAAATCTAATTCTTTTGAAGTTGGTTCAATAACATTTATACCTGCTTGTTTTAAAGCTTTACTAATAGTAGAACCAATTCCACCTCTACCTCCTGTTAAAAATATAATCATATATTAAAATGTGTCTGATATAAACATATCTGTTAATGTTCCTGGAATTATTTTTCCGTTTTCATCTACCCCTTTATGAGTTACTTTAGGTTCATGTCTTTCTTTAGGATGTGTAAATATTTCTACAATACAAGGCCCTTTATGGTTCATCATATCTTGTAACACGGTTTCTATTTCACTATTATTTTTTATACTCATATAAGGTATTTCAAAGGCATCTGCTATTTTCTTAAATGAAGGTATTGTAACTCCTGTAGATGGACTACTAGCAAATTCCATTCCTTTAAAGAATGCCTCTTGAGATAATTTAATTGATAAATAACCATCATTATTAATTAAGATTGTTTTTACAGGTAACTTGTAACCTCTTATAGTTTCAAGTTCTTGTAAATTCATCATTATACTACCATCTCCCTCTACACATATTACGTCTTGTTTATTATTACCTATACAAGCACCTATTGCTGCTGGTAATCCATAACCCATACTAGCACAACCAACGTTTGTAAATAATCTTTGGTCTTTATTTAGTTGGTATGTTTGTAACGTTATAACGTGAGCTGTACCATTACTAGTGACTATAGGAGTATTTTTAAATATTTTAGATGCTTTACTTATTAAGTAATAGAAACTAGCATATTCCTTTAATTGCTCATGTTTTGGATAATAATACTGTTGTATTACTCTAGTTTCACGAACAAATGATTGCCATTCAGATATATCTAAAGTATAATTCGTATCACTAATACCAGAGAAGAAATTTTTAAGATCAGTTATAATAGCTAAATCAACATTGAATTTATGTTTTTTAACTTCAAACTCATCAATATCTACAAATATTTTCTTTGAATTAGGAGAAAATTCAGGAATATTATAACCTGTCATTTTAACAGGTAATCTACTACCTAATGATATAATTAAATCAGCTTCTTGAACTATTTTATTTGATGTTAACTGGCCTAAGATACCAATTCTACCACTATAATATTCTAAAGTATTATCAACAGCATCAACACCTGAGTGAGGTCCTGTTACTACTGGGATTCCTGTTTTAGTTAGGAATGTATTTAATTCATTATAAGTGTTAGATAATCTAATCCCACTACCTACTACAATTAATGGTTTTTTAGACTGTTCAAGTATTTCTTTGAAACGCTCTAAACCTTGTTTTGGACAGTCATAGTTTGGAGTAGGGTAAAATGTACTTAATTGGTTATCTTTATCTACATTAGCACCTTGTATATCTAAAGGTATGTCTAACCAAACTGGACCAGGTCTACCTTCTAAAGCCATTTGATAAGCTTTTTCTAATTCACTAGATATAGAATTGGCATTAGTAATCATCTTAGCATACTTAGTCATAGGTTTAACTATACTAATAATATCAAATTCTTGATCACCTATTTGTCTACATCCTGTTCCTTTAGATAATTGATTAGAAGGTGCTTGTCCTGAAATAATAATAGAGGGTATGCTATCTAACCATAAACCAAGTAAACCTGTTATGGTATTTGTACCTCCAGGACCTGTGGTTACAATATTAGCAGCCATTTTATTGGTCATTCTATAATATCCTTCACTAGCCATTAATGCTGCTTGCTCATGGTGTGGGCAAATAACATCCATATTAGATTTACGTAAAGAATCTACTAAATGAATGCAGCCTCCACCTGATATGGTGAAGACTGTATTAATTCCTTTTTCTTCTAGAAAATTTATAATAATGTCCGAAACTTTCATTAAATGATATCGTTTTTAGTTAAAGGTGCATCTTTCTTTAAATCTTTATTTAAGATAAAATCACTATCAAAGTATTCTCTAGAGGTAATATGTTTTATTTCTTTTTGATAAGGAATAGCACTATATAAATGTTCTATAGTTATTTTTGTACCTTTAGCTAAGTCTTGTTTTAAATAAAGACCTCTATGAAGTGATTCTAAATACTTAGATTCTTTTTCATCAATAACTCTTCTTTCATTTAATGATGTACCACACATAATTTTAGCTTTATTAAAAGCTTTAAACCATTCATCTACTTGACTAGGTAATGAACAATAATTTGATACTTCTTTTTGCTCATGACCTGCTGGATAAGGGATGTCAATGTGTCTTTCCCAAGTTCTAACTCCTTTAGCATATGAAATATACATTGAAGAATGCCAATCATGATATTCATGTGTAGATAAACCAATAACTAAATCTGGATATTTTAACTTTAGATAATCAATCTGATCTAATTCTAATTCATTATCTTCACTTGGATATTTTGACACACAATGATTAACAGCTATAGGTATATTACGGTTAGTAAAGAACTTTATAACGTCATCAATTTGTTTATCATTAGCGCCACCTGTAGATATAATTACAGGCTTTTTAGTACTAGCTATTTTATTTAGTAATAACCAGTCATTGATATCTGAACTAGCTATTTTAATAATAGATAAATCCATTTGTACACACCAATCAACTGATTTTTCATCAAATGGAGTTGACATTGGGATACAATCATGTTTTTTAATATAATCAATCAACTCCTTAAATTCATCATATGTTAATTTTGTTTTAAAAGTCTTTTGAATATATCTAGTACGCTTAGGTAAAGCAGCCAATTCTGTATCTTTGCCTTCTTGTTTAAAATCTTTATGAATAAAGTTATCCACATCCCTAAACTGTAGTTTAATGGCGGCTTTAATTTTATTCTCCTTAACAACCTTAGCAAATTCTCTTACAATTTGTTTTCCTCTGCTTAAAGAACCCCAGTGGTTGTTAGCTAACTCTAATACAAACAGATTTTTAAAAATTTTATTACTCATAATATTTTATTTTAATTTAATATCTGAACCCCAATCTTTGGTATTCATATTTTTATCATCTATGAATAGGTCATATGAGGGTTTTCCAAATTTTAAATCATGGTATTTTACATCCCATTCTTTAAATTGTAATTTAGTTACATTAGTCCAGTCAATCCCTGTTTTAGTTCCTCTAGCAGTCCAATAAACTATAGTATGGCCTTGGTCGTATAATTTATTTGCTTTAGCTATATTTTTTTTAATAGGTTTACTAGTATTATAATCAGGTACATTAGGACTTTTGCATATCGTCTCATCTATATCAATGTATATTATCATATTTTTTTAAAGGTATTTATATTATAGTATAGATCATTATCAAAATCAGAAAAATTATTATAATTATTTATTAAGTCATTTATAATTTCTTTGACTTTATATTGTGGGTTGAATTTAAGACACTTTTTTGCCTTCTCCAAACTTACTTTATAATTTCTAACATCATGTATATTAAGACTATTTATGGCTATTTGTTTATCAGGATATGTTTTTTCTATTTTGTTTTTAACAATTAATGCTAAATCTTTTATTTGATAATTATCTGAGAATACGTTATATGTTCCTGATGGAATATCCATTTCAATGGCATTGGTATATGCTTGAACTGCATCTTGAATCGATAGAATGGGTCTCCAAATTTCAGGATTATTAACAGTAATAGTAGATGTAGTTATAGCATGTTTAAACATAGTATTTAAAACTAAATCTAATCTCATTCTAGGAGAATACCCACATACTGTTCCTTTTCTTAAGGCTATTACTTTAAAATTATCATCAGCTATTTGTAATACGCCTCTTTCTCCTTGTAATTTAGAAATACCATATGGATGTTGAGTAAATGTAGGATCTTCTTCTGTTGAAAAACGATCATCTGAATATCCATACACAGAACAACTACTAGCGTATATAAATTTCTTTATTCCAGCTTTTTTAGCTATATAAGATAAATAAGATGGGCATGCCGAATTTTGGATAAAATTTTCAGATGGTGAAAAATCAGCCATAGGATCATTAGATAATCCTGCTATGAAAACAACACAATCAAATCCTACTAATTCATCAACAGTTAAATCAAATATATTTTTGTGTATTACTTGTTGATTAGTATGATTACCAAACCATTCTAGGTCAACTATTATTACATCATGATTTTTTTCTTTAAGTGTTTTTGTTAATTGAGTACCTACATACCCACAACCACCCGCTAATAATATTTTCATATTTATTTTAAGTTTTGAAAAAATCTATCAACTACTACTTCAATATAATCTAATTGTTCTTCGGTTAAACCTGGATATACTCCCATAAAAAATGTATCTTTACTTGATTTAGTAGCTATTGGGAATTGTTCTTTTGGGTTTTCATAATTAGCTGCTAATTCCTCGTATGCAGGATGGAATAAAGCATTGCCTGTAAAGTATGATCTTGTTTGGATTTTGGCGTTTTCTAAATATTCTACTAAGTCATTCTTTTCAAAAATACAATTATCTTTTAAAGTGATTAGAAATCCAAACCATGAAGGATCGGCTTGTGGTAATGTTTCTGGTAAGTAAATCCACTGTTCATATTTTTTGAATATATTATACATTCTTTTGAAATTTAGCTTTCTTTTAGAATGCATTTCATCTAATTTATCTAATTGAACTAATCCCATTGCTGCCTGCATTTCAGTTGGTTTTAAATTAAAACCTATTTCTTCAAATACAAATCTGTGATCATAAATTACATTATCTTGTCCTTTAAACCAGTTACTTAATCTATTACCACACGCTGTTCCTCCAATAATATTTCCTGGTTTTGCACTATTGCAATAACATGCTCTCCCCCAATCTCTCAATGAAGCCAAAGCCATTCTATGTCTTGCATTATTTACAGCTACAAATCCCCCCTCTCCCATAGTCATATGATGAGCAGGAAAGAAAGAACAAGTTGATACATCCCCAAATGATCCTAATGGTTTATCATTCCAAGTAGATCCCAATGCATCACAAGAATCTTCTAGAAATATTAGATCATATTTTTTAACGATTTCTAATATTCTATCCATATCTGGTGGATTGCCTAATACGTGAGCAAAAATAAGACCTTTGATTTCTTTATTTACATCATTTTCAAGTAATTTTTCTACTTGATCTAAGTCAAGATTTAAACTAGGTAATGTAACATCAACAAATACGGGTTCAAAACCACATTGGATTATTGGATTTATTGTTGTTGGAAAACAAACTACTGGGGTAATGAACTTACTTCCTTTAGGTAACTTACCACCTCGTTTAGTTTTTAATAAAGATACCATTAATAAATTAGCTGAGCTTCCTGAATTTACTAAAATCCCATCATTTTTTCCTAAAAATCTAGAAAATTTCTTTTCAAATTCTCTACCTTTTTCTCCTAAAATTAACCAACCACTAAGTAATGAATCAACAGCCGCAGTATATTCTTTTGAGTCAAAATATGGACCAGAATATTGTATCCAATCTTCTCCAGGTGTCCACTTTTTGTTTTTGTTTTTCTCTTCTATATAGAGAGAAATCAGATTTAGTATTTCTTCTTTTTTATCCATTATTATATTAGTTTATTAAATTCAAATATTTCGATTATTTTATTTATTATGGTTTGTTCGTAATATACATAATTTTTTGCTAAAACCCAATTCTCCTCAATGATTTCTTTTTTCGACTCATAAAAATCTTCAGTTAACTGATTAGAAATATAAATAAAATCATCTACATTTTTAAATTCTATAATTCCTTCTTTGTTAAAGAAATCACCTATGTTAGAACACCCAGTATATATTGGGATAGTTTTAAGTAAAAAACAATCTAATATTTTTTCAGTAAAAAATCCTCTGTGAGAAAAATTCTCAATTGCTACTCCAAACATAGAATCACTAAATACCTCTTCTTTCCCTTGTTTAGCATTGCTTATATTATGTCTATCCCCTATAGTTTTATAGAATTTAGTAGGGATTTTTATTTCTTTTTCTCGTTCTAAAATCTCATGTCGCATTTGATGATTATGAGACTTTAATAAATCCCCACACAAGTGAGCTATTTTAAATTCTTTATTGTGGTTTTTTTCATACTGGTCAGGAGTAAACCAAGTATGACCGAATGGAAGAAATATAGCATTTTCACAATTATTTAATATTTTATCATCCCATGTTAATATAGATGAAAATAAATCTTTGTTTTGTATTACCCAATCATGTTTTCCAAAATATTCATTAGGTTCATGAAGTGATATAATATTAATAGATGATAAATCTTCTTGTGATTGAGGAATATCTTCTACAAACAAAGAAAAATCTATATTTTCTAAATGTTTTAGTTTTTCTCGTAGAACTGACTCTTCAAAAAAATTTGATTTGATTTTCATTGTTGATTAATTTTATCATATACCTTTCTTACACCTTCTTCAAAAGAAGTAAATTGAAAGTCTGGGAATATGGTTTTGAATTTTTCAATACTAACGTCTTTTCTAATTTGTCCGTTTAAATTGGGGTTGGAATATGCTATTTGGTAAGGTTTACCAAGTGCATTTAATGTTCTTTTAGCCATTTCATCAATAGACATATTTTCGGGGTATGCTATATTAAAACTATCTGTTATATTCTCGTCTATTGTTCTTTTGATTATTCTAGCTAAATCTCCAGCATACATAAATTGTCGTAGTGGTGTTCCATCTCCAAATAAATTAATTTGATTGTCTTTTGTATTTTTAATTTTATATAAAAGAGATGTTATGAAATGCATCTTATTTTCATTTTCAAAATTATCATATTCACTATAAAGATTACATGGAATTATATAATTATAACAAGTATCATATTGTTGGTTGTATGCATCTATTTGTAACGATAAACATCTTTTAGAATAACCATATCCAATATTACTTTTTGATGGAGAACCTAATAATAAATCTTCTTCCTTCATAGGATAATTAGAAACAACATCTGGATATGCACATGTACTTAACATCCCTATAAAACGTTTAACACCATATTTATGTGAATATTTTAATACATTAGTATTTATAAGAATATTATCATTAATATAATCTACTGGGTTATTAATATTATCCTTAATTCCTCCTACTTTTGCTGCTAAATGAACTACTATATCGGGGGTGTAGGAAGACATTATCCATTGAACATACTCATTACTTGTAAGGTCTCCATCTTTACTTGAAATAAACATTCCATTTGGGATTAGTTCTTGTAGGTGTTTTCCAACCATACCATTACCTCCTGTAATTAATATTCTACTCATATTGTTTCGTAAAATTTATTTTGGATTTCTTGTCTCTGAATAGTTTTTGTGTGGTTTAGACTCCATTTTTCGTCTAAAGGCAATGCAGTATATGTTTGGTAGTTGATTAACACTTCATGAACTTTATTTTTCCAACATATTCCTCTATTTAATCGAAAAACTCTCATTTGTAAGTCAGGCCAACAGTTTCTTCCTTTCTCATCTATATTCCATCCCCATTCTTGTAGATGTTTATCTTCTATTCCTATGGTAAAATTTTCTCTAGGAACAGCAAACATATCTATTTCAGGATTATCTTCCAAAATTGATGGAAGATATTCTATCAAAAACGGATGGGGAATTTCATCTGCATCTAGTTGTATTAAAACATCTCCACTAGCATTACGTATTAATTCATTTTTAAACGAAGCAAAGTCGTTATTTAGTGGGAATGAATAAAATTTGCTGTTGGGGATTGAGTGGGATTCAATATCCCCAGTATGATTGAAATTAGTAAATAAATTACAAACTTCTAATACTTCAGGAGTATATGTTGAGTCTAGTTGAATTATTACTTCATCTTCTTCTCGGATATTTCCCTTTAGAAAACGAAGTAATTTTTCTAATTCGGCAGCTTCATTGTGGGCGCAAATACAATATGATAATTTCATACAGTTAATATAATAAATATATTTTAGTTCTCCACACCCTTAGGCATAACTCCAATAAACTCTAAAGAATCTATAAAGCCACCCTTTCCAAATTTTTTCATAGTCTTCATATCCATTTTGTACTCATAAAACTCACCTTTTTTACCTGGGATTGGATATTTTTCTTTTTCATCAGCAGTAACCTTAGTAGCTAATACTCCTACCCATTCCCAATCTTCGACTGATGTTCCATTTATAAACACCATTCCTGATGATGGTAAATTAATGCTTTGTGGTAACCAAATCATTTCAGTTTCAGGATCTTTCCAAGCCAATTGTTTATATAATTCAGGTAGAAGTTCGATTTGTTCATTATAAAAATCTTCGCCTTCTATCATCAATGAATTAGTGAAATAACCCGAAGCTAAACTCATATAGTTATTAATTCCAGGAGCTACTTCAGTTACGTAGCATAATGGTTCTTTAGTCATCGGACATGTAATTAAATTGTCTTTCATTTTATTTTATTTTTGTGGTTCAATTTTATTAAGTTTTGGAAGCTCTATTTTACGAAGTTGAGGTAATTTAAGAGCTACAGCACGTGGAATTTTAGCATCAATTTCATCAAAAATGATCTTCATTTTATCCTTCATAGCATCCCAACTAAAATCCTTTCTATTTTTAAATCCAAGTCTTTTACCCTTTACAGCTGCATCTTTATAGTTTTCAAATACTGTTCTAAATGCATTTCCTACTTCTCCATGGTTTGGAGAAAACCATTGTGATTCAGCTAATATCATGTTAGGTACTACTGATGAAGGATGTACATTTTTTAATTCACCATTAACCAAATAACTAAATTCAGGATCAAGAAAATCAACATGTCCACTCCAATTAGATGCTATAATTGGTTTATTAATCATACTAAATTCAAGTAATGGTCTTCCGAATCCTTCACCTTTAGTAAGTGAAACCATTGCTTTTACTTTTGGGTGGTTATATAATTCGTTCATTTCACCATCTGAGAATTCTCCATGTAATAAATAAACGGGTGGTACTTTATTAGAATTTACAGATTTTCGAAGACTATCTAATTTTTTAAGTATTTCTCTTCTATCCATATAAGATGAGGCACCACCACTTGTTTTTAGGATAAGAGCAGGTTGATTGGTTTTATTTTTGAATGTTTCATAAAATGCTTTGACTAGTAAAGATACATTCTTACGATCTTCACCAAATTCCCCGTTCATATAGTGTCCACAAAATAGAAAAGCAAATTGTTCTTTAACTGAACTTAAGTCTATATTTTTAACATCTCCGGATGGTATTTGTTTATATACTGATAAATCAGCCCCTTCAAATAGTACTTCCATCTTAGTTGATAATTCAACTTTACCTTCTAGTTGTCCAGTTTGTGGGTTTTGTCTATCGAATTTAGTATTTTTAAATACTGTTTTAGCATGTTCAGATGAAACTAACACTAAATCCATTCTATTACAGCCCTCAATCCAAGAACCATCACATATTGTGGTTTCAATCCCAGCAGTAATACCTATATTTACTTTTCCTACTTTTTGGAATTCAGCAGGAATTGTTATCCATACCATTATATCAGGTTGATATGATAATTGTGGGGTTGTTAATGAATATTCTTCTAAGAATTTCCATTCAGGATTATCATCTGAAAACCCTTGAGGTGTGTTTCCCCATCTACAAGGAAATATTTTAATATCCCAAGTGTCCTTATAAAGATCAATTAATGCTTTAACAATATCGCGGCTACGACTCCCGTATCCTGAGTATGTTTGTATTGGTGCGTAAATTACACATTTTAATTTGTTCATATAACTTTTATTTCTTATTTAATATACTAATTTGTGTTTGAGAGTCCTCGGTTCATAGTCAGTGTCTCTTAACAATTCATATTTTTCTCTAGGTTTCCAGGTACTAAATAACTCATCAATACTTTCAATGACTCTATTACTCATTTTTTCTGCTGTAAATCCTGCTTCATCACTTGTTGCCCATTCCCTTGCTGCATCACTCATTTCTTTTCTTTCATCTTTAGATTTTCTATACAATTCCATAATTGCTTGAGCTGCGTCTTCAGATTGACATTTATCATCAAATATATATGGAGTAGGAACTGAACCTACTAATGAATTATTTGTTGGGAAAACTGGAATTGCCCATTTGCCACATTTTTTAAATGTTCCTTTATGATTAGAAGGTACATCTTCATTTGGAGTAAACCAATTTCCTTCTTTATCTTCAAATCTCATTTGATCTTGCATCCCTCCTGTTACATTCGCTATTATTGGAGTTCCTGCTAACATACTTTCAGTTAATGATAACCCCCAACCTTCATTTGAAGTCAATAAAATAGTACCATCAGACATGTTATACAACCAATTCATCTGATCTATGGATGCTTTGGATTCATCAATAATAATATTATTTTCTTCACTACATAAGTATTCAATTACGGCTGGTAAATCAGTTCCATTCTCATCTATTGCGTTAGTATGAAGAACAAATAAACATTTCTTTTTCTCGGCTTCTGTAAGTTGATCACTGAACATCTTCCATGCTAAGATGGTATCAGGAATACTTTTTCGTCTAATGTTTCTAGAGTTAAAAAACAACATAAAATCGTATTCTTTACCTTTAGTAATATTATTTTTATATTCTATGTATTCTTTAGAATTTAATTCTTCTTCACTTAATGGACGAAAAGATTTATGATTTAAACCATGTGGTATGTATGATATAATTTTATTTTTAGCTTTACTACCTAAAACGTTCTTATTAATAAAAACAGTTTGCTTAGATATACCTAATAAAGCATCACAACTTTCATAAAATTCTTTATTATACATTGGAGCAGGAACACTATCCCATATATTAAGATAAACTATAGGAATTTGTTTTCTAAGCTCATTCTCCATTTGAAATAACCAAACAAAATATCTTGGATCAGTTATAAGCATTATAGCATCAGGTTTATCTAATTTTATAATTGCTCTTAATAATTCAGGATTCCCATAACCATCAGTCGGATACATTATTACACTAGAATCATTGATTCCAGCTAAGTTATTTGTATCTGCAGATAAATCTAACCTTTTACCTTTTTCAGGGTGGGTGATTGCTCCTCCTAATGTTACCCAATCATAGTGATGACATGTATTTACTACTATTTCACGCGCAATGTTAGCCACACCAGAAAATGCGCGAATATCATCGCATATTAGTAATATTTTTTTCCTTTTTTCTTTAGGAATATAACCTACTTTTGTATTCATAAACTTTTATTTTTTTTAATATAAAACTATTTTTTTAAATTTCCAAATTACTATTTGGATATTGTGGTATTATTTATCATCTTTCTGAATTCCTCGTCGTTTACGTATAAATTCATACAAACATCCACTAACTTATTTAGGCTGCTTTTGTATCTTATACTTAAAATTTTAAATTCCTCAAATTGATCAGGATTTACTTTTACACTTGTAAGTTTTTGTTCTGAAGATCTCATATTGTTGTTTATATATACATATATGAGTATTCTAAGAAACTCCTGAAGTGCAAAAATTAGTGTTAAGAAATGAACAAAATCTACACCCCCATTCACTTGGAGTAGGAGTAAATTCTCTTGATTTATAACCACTATTATCAAAGCACCCATTTATAAATAAATCTAATGTACTAACTGCCTTAGTTATCTTCCCTTTACCTGAAGCCGGGATAAACTCTTGTATTCTCTTTTGAGGGAATTCAGATTGTTCAGGCATTTTTCGTTTTAAGATCATAAACTCAACTTCAATTTTATTTATATCAACATTGAATTGACTGGAGAAGAAATGTTTATACAGCAATAACTGATTTATTTTATTTTCATCTTTCTTTTGATAATCACCCCAAGACATTTTTGATGTTTTAAAATCATAAATTTTAAATGTTTCCGTAGGTTCATGATACATTACCAAATCAATAAATCCTTTGAATATAACGTTGTTATACTGTTTATTTGGCGTTGTTAATATGGGTATCTCAACTCCTACTAAATGCCATCCTCGTTTACTAAAGTATGATCCTTTTTTTCGCTTAAGAAAATTTAAAATTTCAATTCCATCATCAAAATATTCCCTCATTTCTTCAGGATTACTAAAATGTGTGTTGTTATTTTTTTCGTAAGTTGTTCTATATTCAGTTCTAAAGTTTTCTGCGAAATCTTCCTCTAAATCTAATTGATCTGCTACTACTGTACTTTGGGTGTACATTATAGTAATGTATTTTTGGATAGTATTGTGCATACTTGTTCCAAATATGGAATTTATACTAGCATCAAATAAATAATTTCCTTCCTTATATTTTAATGCCCATTGTTTTGGGCAGTTAGTAAAGGTAGATAATTGACTATATGAAATAGACTTTTGAAAAGCATAATTTATCTCAGGTAATTTATACTTTTGTATAGACTTAACTATTGATGGGGTTTTTTTACCGGCCATCTTGTATTTCTTTTAATGCTCTTTGCATATATAAAATGTCATCTAATTTTTCTTGGATTGAATGTTCTAGCCAATCTTCTAATGATAAATCTTTTCTATCAAGATTCGTTCCATATTTTTTCTCCCCAAATTTAGCTCGCTCAACAAATCTTTCAATAATTGTTTGAACTATAGAGTCGGGGGTAAAATCGTTATACTTTACTGGCATTCTTCTTTTGTTTTTTAGGTTGAGATTCATTTATCCCCATACTATCTAAAATTTCTTCTACCTCACCTTTAGATAAGAGTTCTAAATATTCAGAAGCCTCTCTATTAGAACATTCATAGTATTTAGATATGTTATCTAGCAACTCAGGATCTTGAGGTTTCTTAGTAGATTTACAATATGGGAAATAATTCTTTTGAGATTTTGGAATTAAGGAACAATATACTATGTATGATTTTTCTTTATCTTGAATATTCAGTTTCTGAACATAGTTAACTATATCTAAATAACCTTGATTCATTGAAAGAAATTTGTTAATCATAAAGATATTATATGTCTTTTTATCTTCCTCAGAAAAGTCATTCCAATTTTTCTTAAAACTGATTATTTGTTTTATCCAGTCAAATAATGATAATGAACTACTTTGTTGGATCTTCTTTTTCATACAAATCTATAAATTCTTGTTGCAATTCTTTAGGTAATAATTCTATTAATACTTTTCCAGTTTTGATATCATAGAAGCAAGGGATCGGGACAATAGCGTCGTCCGAAGTACCTGCTACGAATTTAGATAATTTTTTTAACACTACTCCTTCTGTAAACACACAATTTCCTTCAGGTGAAAATACAGTTGTTGCTAATTTAATGTCGATTTTTGGTTGGTTTACTTGTGATGGTCCGTTCATTTTATATAATTTGTTTTTGTTTAATTGTTTCTAATATGCGAGATATACATCCTACAATGTTGATTTCTTTGTCTAAGACAAATGATGAATGATACATATATTCTTCAATGATTATGGTTATCATACCTTCTCTATTAAGAGCGTATTTTTCAATCTGCTCATATAAAAACCGATAAACGTCTTCATATGAAGATAAATCAGCGTCCGCCAATAATTGTCTAATGTTTGTAAAACTGCTGTATGTGGGTTTTTTTAATTCGTTTAATATACCATTTAAGTAAGCATCATTTGTATTTAATTCTCTTACATTAAGTACGAGCTTTCCATCACTGCTATATTTTTGGAAGGCATTGATGGTTTTTCTGAGGTCGGGATAATACTTTTTAATGATAATAGCTAAATCTTCCTTTTCGTACTGAATATTTTCTTCGGTAAGAATGCTGTCCATAAAAAACGCAATGTCTTTCTTAGATGGAGCTACTAAATCAAATTCAGTACATCTACTTCTTAACGGATCTATTAATCTTTCAGCATAATTACCTGTTAAAATAAATCTAACATTTAAACTATAAGTTTCCATCATATTGAGTAATAATACTTGTGATGCTTGAAGTAAATGAGTAGCTTCATCTAAAATGATTATCTTTAATGGTTTGAATGTTGCCGATGAAGCGAATGAACCTACTTTATCTTTAATATCATCCATGCTTCTATGTTCAGTAGCATTCAAATATATATAATCACAATCAATATTATTTACTAAAATCTTAGCTAATGTGGTTTTTCCAGAACCCGGTTTACCAGCAAAGAGAAGATGGGGAATTTGTTGTGTATCAATATATTCCTTAAATTTTAACTTGTGTTCTTCAGAACATATAAAAGTATCTAAAGTATCAGGACGGAACTTTTCATTCCATATTGTATGGTTTCTTTTCATAACTTTTTATTTTACATAAGATAAGTAGAGGAGTTGGTAAAACCAACCCCTCATATTTATTTTTAATAAAACTGTTGTGGATCAACAGCTGTATTCTTTTCTTCAGGAACATCTATAATAGCTCCTTCAGTTAATAACACAATACCAGCTACTGAAGCTGCATTTTCTAAAGCGCATCTTACTACTTTAGCAGGATCAATAATACCTTTATCCTTCATATTTACATACTTATCACTTTTTAAATCATAACCTCCCCAAACTGACTTATCAGGTAAACTAGTCATAATTTTATAAATGTTTTCGTCACTATATCCTGCGTTTGATAGTATTTTTCTAAATGGTGAAGAACATGCTTCGTATACTATTTGAGATCCTATACTTTTACCAGTAATACTTTTACGTGCCTTAATTAAAGCAATACCTCCTCCTGGAACAATACCTTCATCGATAGCTGCTTTGGTTGCATGTAAGGCATCATCCACTCTATCTTTTTTCTCTTTCATCTCAGTTTCTGTATTGCCACCAACATGAATAATTGCTACTCCACCTGTAAATTTAGCTAAACGTTCTTGTAATTTTTCAGTTTCAAAAGCTGTTGTTGATTTTTCAATTTGGAGTTTTAATTCTTCAATACGTGAAGAAATACTTTCTTCATTACCCTTACCATCAACAATTGTAGTTTGTTCTTTTTTAACAGTAACCATTCTAGCTTCACCAAACCATGCCCAATCAAACTTATCTAATTTCATTCCTTTTTCCTTACTAAACACTTGTCCTCCAGTTAAAACTGCAATGTCTTCTAGAATTAATTTACGTCTATCTCCAAAATCAGGGGCTTTAACAGCACATACTTTAATTGTACCTCTCATTTTATTAACAATAAGAGTAGCTAATGCTTCATTATCAATATCTTCAGCTATAATTAAAAGCGAACGACCAGTATTTGAAACTCCTTCCAAAATTGGTAAAAGTTCTTTTACTGTATTAAATCTACTATCTGCTATTAGGATATATGGATTATCTAATAAACAAGACATAGTATTGTTATCAGTAACAAAATAGTGAGATTTGTATCCTCTATCGAATTGCATCCCTTCTACTGTTTCTAAATATGTTTCTCCGGTTTTGCTTTCTTCAATGTGTACTACTCCTTCAATTCCTACCTTACTCATAGCGGTTGCTATTAATTTTCCAGTTTCAACATCATTATTAGCAGAGATAGTAGCAATTTGCTCAAGTTGATCTTCTGATGAAATTGTGGATTTAATATCCTTATGAATATATTCTACTACTTGTTTAACAGCAATATCAATATCTCTTTTAATTTGGACTGCATTTTCACCATTATTATCTC